GCGCAGGATTAGTTTTGGCGATGGTTACGAGCAAGTGGTGCCTGATGGTCTTAACAGTGACATTAGGAAGTATGATGTGCGAACAGTGCCAATTACTGATGCACAAGCCAATGCGTTAGATGAAGACCTAGCGGACCTTCAAGGGGATTTCTTTTATTCACAATTCAAGCAAGATGATCAAGCCTATAAGTATCGCCTTGACCCTAATGAATGGAGCTGGCAGTGCATTGGCCCCGACTCCAATATTATTTCATTTGCAGTAAAACGCCACTACGACTTTAGGAACTGATCATGGGTATCAAGCAAGACGTTCGCAAAAGTTGGCACGACAGCATAATTGAACTGTTTGAACTTGACCTGCAACCAATAACTGGAGACGGTAACGATAAATATTATTTTACTGGTGATATTTTTCCTGATGGGACGAAAATTCGATGGCAGGGAGAAGTTTATCAGCCATTTCCTATAAGCATCACGGGGTTTGAAACAACCACTAAGGGCACCATTCCCCAGCCAGAATTAACAGTGGCGAATGTACTTGGCACTTTAGCTGCAGTGACCAATGCTTTTGATGACTTGGTAGGAGCAAGGATCATCAGAAGGCGCACGTTAGGTAAATATTTAGACAATGGCACGAATCCTGACCCTTCGGAAGAATTCCCCGAAGATGTTTATTTCATTGAGCGTAAAACCAGTGAAACTAGCTTGTCTATTAGCTGGCAGTTAGCAAGTAAAATTGACCTAGAGGGATTGCAGATACCACGAAGAATCATCACTCAAAACTATTGCGTTTGGAAATATAGAGGTGGTGAATGTGGTTACAGCGGGCCGCCGGTAGCAAATGATAGAGATGGCCCCCTCGTTGGAGATGGTTCTGCTGCGTCAGCTAATTACCTCAGCGCATTGAATGCTTTTACTGATGCCAAAGTTGCAGAGCGCAATGCTAGATATGTACGAAATCTTGCCAGTGGAGAGACTACTAGCAATTGCAACGCATCTACATCGCCAAGTGCTGAAACCTATTCGGACGTAACAAATCCTGATGATTACAGTTTCGCCATTGTCGTAGAAGGAGTAGCAATATTTGCAGCGGTTAGCGGCCAGGCCGTGAGCGCAGAAGATTTAAATTCTATATATCGACCTGGCCGAACTATACGAGGATCAATTAATGCCGACACTGTTTCTGTAAACACATCACTATCTACGTCTAATGCCATTGGTCCACTAAGGGAAATTATTCAGCGGGACGAAAGTCTACAAGTAATTAATACTTTTTACTCAGAAGAGGACCCTGTCTCTTTTGCTTTTCCCGAACCAGGAGGCACTGGGCAAATTTTTATTGTAAATGGAGAATTTCCCCCTGAGGATGAAATAGTCATACAAGGTCCCGCTCCTGGTTACGAGGCCGGGGGTATCCGCAAGGAATCCCTCGTCGGAATCACGGCAGTTGACCTTATTGACAGCGCGGGATCGCAATGCGACACATCAACGGCAAATTTAGAAGCAGCGGAAGAAGCCCTTGCCAATGCCGAAAGTGAACTAAATAGTGCCGAAGCGGCTCTTGCCGCAGCCACTGCAGCGTTGCCCAATACCAGTGCTTTACGTCTACAGGACCGTTGCGGTAAGCGCCTTAATAGTTGCAGGCTTCGTTTTGGCGCCACCAACTTACCATTTGGTGCATTCCCAGGTGCCAACACTTCACGATGACGAACATTCCCCTCAGTATTAAACAAGCAATTGCCAATCACGCAAGAGAAGTGTTTCCGCATGAAGCTTGTGGTTTTGTCGTCAATGGCAAAATAATTAAATGCAATAATGATCATCCATCGCCATCGTCTAACTTTGCAATTACGGCAAAAGATTATATAAAAGCAGAAGAGCTAGGCAACATTGAAGCCATTTATCATTCTCACCCGGAAGGGGCAAATGGTTTTTCCGTGAGAGATGTGCAATCTTGTAAGCAAAGCAATGTGCCATGGATTGTTTTCAATGGCAAAACAGGAGATTTTTTCTATGCTGATCCCACGGGCGATGCTCCTTATGAAGGGCGTCAATGGATTTACGGCATTCATGATTGTTATGCCATGTTGAGGGACTTTTACAAGCGAGAATTTAACATTGCCTTGGACGATTTTCCAAGAGGCGAAGAGTTGGAATGGAATAGGGATGAATGGCGAATGTTTGAGCGGCATTATGAAGAGCAAGGTTTTATTGCCATTGACAAGCCTGGGAGAAAAGGAGACTTTCTTTTGATGCAAATTGCAGCGCCTTCTCCAAATCATGCTGGAGTACTAGCAGAAGATGGTTGGTCTTTCTACCATCATCTAATGAGCAGACGATCAGAGAGGACTGTCTATGGTGGATATTGGGCTAAAATTACAACAAAGACATTGCGGCACAAGGAATTACTGTGACCACTCCCAGTCGTCGTCGAGTAAAAGTAAAGCTTTTGGGAGAGCTGGGGCGCAAGTATGGCCGCTTCTATGAATTTATGGCGCTCAACCCTAGGGAAGTTATTTCAGCGCTTTCTAATCAGATTGATGGCTTTAGGGATTATTTAAGGGGAGCCCATGAAAAAGGCGTGTTTTTTAAGCTTGTCACGGCAGATTCTGAAGGCATTGATTACAACGAATGCATGATGCCCTGTGACACGCTTGTAATTGCTCCTGTAATTACTGGCGCTGGCGGCTCTGGTATGAGCATTGGAAAAATTTTGCTGGGCGCAGTTTTGATTGGCTTGGCTTTTATTCCTGGCATTGGCACCGCGATTGCGGCTAGTGGCGCAGCAAGCTTTACGGCAGTTGGATCAGCTCTGTTCGGCATTGGTGGCGCACTATTGTTTGGCGGCATTGCAGAGCTGCTCACGCCCACGCCTAAACAGCCAAAAGAAACTGAGCAAAGTTTTCTATTTGATAGAGCTGTAGATCTTACTTCTCAAGGATTTCCCATTCCATTGCTTTATGGTGAATTCCTTGCCACTTCTCCACTCGTAATAAGTTCTGCAATTAGCACCGTAACAGTGCCTGCTGACCCCCTGCCGTAATCATGCTGGATTCCTCTGCGTTTGAAAAAGTATTAAATCAATGGGAAATCATTGGAGCGGGCGGCAAAGATGGCCCCTCTGAAGATCCTGATACTCTGCGCAGCGAAGCAACGGCCAGTGCTTTGGCCGTGTTCAGCGAAGGTGCAATTCAAGGTTTTCCTGGTGGCACGCCAGACAGAACACGCATCTTTTTAGATGACACCCCTCTAGAAAGCGCCTTCACGGGCGAGTCAATGTTTGACGATGGTGTAACAATTAACTTTGAAAATGGCTCTCAAGGTCAATCATCAATTCCTGGTTTTGATGATGTAAAAATTGAGCAGTCAATTGGATTGCAAGTAAAGAAAAACATAGGACCGATTAGCGCTACCACGACTAATTCTTATTTGAATCAATTAGTAGTACGAGTGGGAGTAGCTTCGTTGTTTAGAGTAGACGATGAAGGCAATATTAAGGGCACTAAAGTAGATTTTACTATTCGCATTTTCAATAGCACGGGCAGTCTTGTAAATGAAGGCAATTCTAATTTTTTCATTGAAGGAAAGACACGCGGCGCTTATGACCGTGAATATTCTTTTGTTTTATCAGAGGAAGAGGGTCCATGGACTGTTACGGTTGAAAGAATAACAGATGATATTGCCAGCGTTCGTTTTAATAACGATTTTTATTTTCGCGCCATTGTTGGTATTATTAACGAAACTTTGCGCTACCCAAATTCAGCGCTTGTTGGCATTACGGTGTCGGCTGAAAATTTTCAAGGGGTGCCTAAGATTTCCGCTTTATTGCAAGGCATAAAAATTCAAGTGCCTAACAATTACAACAGTGCATCCAACTCGTACTCTGGCGTTTGGCAAGGAAATTTCAAGGTGGAATATAACAATAACCCAGTGTGGGTATTTTATGATTTATTGACAAACACAAGATACGGGGCAGGGCTGTTTATTGAGAAAGAGGACATTGACATTTACGGTCTTCTTCCTATTGCAAAGTATTGCGACGAAATGGTACCCAATGGAAAAGGCGGCAGTGAAAAGCGTTTTACGTTTAATGCTTATATCAATAACAGAGCAGAAGCTTTTGAAGTATTGAATGCATTGGCGGCATCATTTCGCGGAATGCTTTACTACGCACAAGGCCAAATCACTGCAACTCAAGACACGCCAAAATCCCCTAAAAAAATATTTTCCTCCAGCAATGTTGTAAGCGAAATAGATGACAATGGCGAAGTAAGTTCTCCTCCTTTTGTTTACGAAGGTACTGCTCGCAAGGCCCGTAAAACAGTTGCATTGGTGTCATGGAACGACCCTGATGATCGTTATAAGGCAAAAGTTGAATATGTGGAAGACAGAGATGCTATTGAACGCTATGGCTATAGGGAAATAGACATTAGGGGCTTTGGCTGTACTTCGCAAGGACAGGCGCAACGTCTAGGTAAATGGACTCTGCTTAGTGATTTAAACGAAACAGAAACCGTCACTTTTAAAACTGGAGCAGAAGGCTTCTTTATTTTTCCTGGCGAAATAATTGAAGTGGCAGACCCTAATAAAAACACGGGACTTCTTGCAGGCATTTCCCCCGAACTTGGGGGCGATATTGTCGTACTGGATCGAGCTGTAAACCTTGCCCCTAACATTAGCTATCAACTTATTCTGGGCACTGACAATGGCAATAGCATTAGACGCAGTGTGACTACAGAAGCAGGAAGGCATACATCCCTTACCGTCTCGCCATCGCTCCCTGAAGGTTTAGAGGCACCGGCTCCATGGATACTAAGGGAAAGTGCTGCATCCCCTCGTCCGTATCGAGTGGTGGCATTAACTGAAGAAGAAGGAATTGTGACTGTTTTAGCTGCTGCTTACTATGAAGCAAAGTTTGACTTAGTAGATACATCAGCACGCATTGATGAGCAGCGTACGTCTGTGCCACGCTTAAACATTGTGCCAGTAGTGTCTGCTGGCACCATCCAATTACAAGTGAGATAAGACTATGGCTTCTGTTGACATCACTTGGGAGCGACCTCGATATAGCGGTTATTCCATCCTCAATGCCATTAATCCGGCAGTGTGCTGGCAAGAGCCTCAGGTGAACCCTTTCTTTCGATCCTTTGCTGTGGAGATGTACAGACAGGAAGAAGACCGATGGGTGAATTTAGGAGAAACGAGTAAAGACTATATTGCCATTGATGTGGCAGAGTTTGACATTTTTTCGTCGTATCAGATTCGCATTGCTACAATTGGCGTTAACAGAGAGCGCTCTGCTTGGTCGTATAGCGGAAGATTTATTTCTTCTCCATTGCGGTTTGATTTTACTACGAATAATACGGTTACACTTCCTGATGGGCGTACCGTTCAAAACCAACGCCTTTTATTTTTGCTGTTTTAACTATGGCCCTCTTTGGTCTTGATGCTGGCGGTAATTCAGCTTATGTGCAAGCGGCTGGAAACGGCACGCTTGCAGCTCCGTATATTTTGCAGCATGACTTGCTACCTGCTGCCATTAAAAGCGCTCAATTGAGCAGCACCAGTGGAACGACAGTTATTTCTGGCGTGGCCTCGACCAAACTGAGGGTGCTTAATGCAGTGGTAACAGCCACTAGTGGCGGTACGGTGCAGTTCCTTAGTGGAGCATCTGGCGTAACCCTCACCCCTGCTTTCCCCATTGTTTCTTCTGGGCAATTGATTTTTGGCAACGCTCTTGGGGTGATGGAAACCAGCGTTGGAGAAGGCTTGCGCACAGTAGTAAGCAGCGGCATTAATTACCAAGTGTTGATCACTTATAGAGAGGTGGCTGTATGACGCGAATCATTGGGCGTCTGGACGGAATTGGCGGAGCGCTTAATGGCCGTCTATTTGTACGTGCTAGTCAACCATTTATTGGTGCGCCATCAGGAGAAGTGTCTTTTCGCGTAAAGAATGGCGAAGTGGACGTGGAATTACCTCCTACGCCTGGCGGCATTGTTTATGAAGTGGATTGGCGTGATACGGGGGACACACGCAGGCTTTCGTTTCCTGAACGCTGGAGAGTGCCGCCTGCGGAAGAAATAAGCCTAGATGAATTGCGTTCACATAAAAAGCGCGTGCAAACGAAGAGCGATGGCGGCAAAGCGAGCTTAGTTGAAATTGAAACACTAAAGAGCGAAGGCGAACAGCTACGGAGCGCGCTCTCTGAGGCCGAGGAAGACCGTCAAGCCCTAATGCGCCGACTCTCTTCCATGGAGGGCCAAACAGCGGCATTAGCCGGGCAACTGGCAAGCATCAAGGGAGAACTGCAAAGCGTGAAGAAGCCGCTTGCGCCATTGCCTCCAATCACGCAAATAGTTGAACGATTGGTGGAAGTCAATGGTGATGAATGGAAAATTAGACTTGCAGATGAGCAGCAACAGCGTATTCTTGCAGAAGAAGAAGCATCATCGCTAAAGCAGCAGCTAGATGACCGTTTGTCATTGGCTTTGCATTTTGGCTCTCTGCACAATGAAATTGATAGACTTAAGCTTGAAAACCAACAACTGCGTTCGCGCATTGATGGTTTGAAAAATCCAGTGCGATCATCCTCTGTGTTCCGTACTGAAGCCATTGCCGAACTAGATCGCCTTGCTGGAGACATTTAATGGAAAGCATTAACGTAACAGTTCGTGAAGGCGATAGCTTTGATGAGCTATTTTTAGTGTTTGAGAAACCGCTAGGTACGGCTCGTAACTTCACCAATTCCACTTTGCTTGCACAAATTAAGGAGACATTTGGTGGTAATGAAGTGCTGGATGTTTGGAACATTATTAAGCTTGATCAAACGGGTCACTTAAAGCTTGGTCTCACTTCTAATCAAACAGAAGCACTGGCTCGTAATATTTCCCTTGGCTACTCTGATCGTGAACTTACTTATGACGTAAGCAGACAGGCAGTTGACCCTGGTGACGCTGGAGCAGTGTTTCTTTGGGACCTGAAAGAACTATTTTTTGTCGATGGCCCTGTTATTTCTTCTGTCACTCAAGGCGCATTGATCAGCGCAGAGCTTGGCACTTATCGGCTGCGCGTTACCACTGTTACGCCCCATCGTCTTGCCTCTTCGGACGTAGTAAGAATCAATGGCACGACAGTGGGAGGCTACAATGCCACCTACGCAACTAATTCACTTAGCATTATTTCTGGTACAGTTTTTGATATTGTTCCTTTTGCCAATGTTCCAGTTTTTAGCAGTAATGCAACTGGAGGCACTTTGCAAGTGCTAAAAGAGGATACAATTGTGCTAGGCACATTACAAGTGAAGCCCCGTATTACATCGCTCTAACCGCTAATGCCTGACATTGAAGAAGGTCAACAGATTGTAACCGTTGGTCGCAGTCAACCAATTCCTGCCGGGCAGGCCACTATGGCCAATTCGCTGCCGGTGGCAATTGCGAGTGACCAAACACCAATTCCCATTCTTGATAATCTGAGCGCACCGTCAGAAGTGCATGATGATTTGCTGGGCAATCCTCGTGTGCAAAGCAGTTTGCAGCTATGGGACTCCACTAATATTATTGCCATTGACCCTAAGCTTTGGCAGATTTCTGCTAATGCCACTGGCACTCCTGATTTCTCTACGATCACGCACCTTCCCCAGGAAAGCGGTGCGCAACTACTAATTAATACCAACGCTTCCAACTCCACTACTGTGCAGTTGCAAAGCCGTTTGGTTTTTCCTTATCAAACAGGACGCATTACTGATATAAGTTTTGGCGTGAGCATGTTGCTTAATGCAAATGCCACGCATGAGCTTGGTAATTTTGATGAAAAGAATGGTTACATTTTGCGCCTAGTCGGCAGTAATGTATTTTTTGTTCGTCGCACCAATTCTGGAGAAACCCCTCAGAACCATGGTGCTCCTGCCGGTTCAACAGACTTCACTGTTACCGATGCAAATGCCATTGATTTCAACCATCGCTACCGCCTACTGCCTAGCGACGCTTCTGTGATGGAAGAAATCGTTCCTCGCAGTGCATTTACAGGCGACAAGCTTGATGGCATTGGAACCAGTAATCATACGCTGAGCTTGTCTAATGTGACAATGTTCCGCATTCAAATGGGCTGGTATGGCGGTTCAGCTTGCAAGCTGATGGCTTATGTGCCCATTGATGAAAACCTGCCTGGTGGTGCCGAGCCTAAGAATGCTCGTTGGGTGACGATGCATCAAATCAACACTTGTGATCGTATTCCGTTCCCAAGTCTTGGTAATCCTAATCTTCCGCTGACTTTCCTGATCACTAAAACGGGAAGCTTGGCTCAAGCGGTGTTCCTAAAGATCTATGGCACAAAGGCGGAAATTGATGGAGGAGATGCCACTAAGTACGACATTTTCTCTAAAGCTTCCCCTGCCGTCAGCGTCAACCCTGGCACTGTTCGCCCATTGGTTTCTATTCGCTGCAAGGAAAACATTGTTAATGCCCAAGGCGCTGTAACAAAAAACATCCTGCGAGTGGTGCCGCTAATTCTTAATCTTTCTTCTGCTAGTCCTGCCAAGTTTTCTCTAATTAAAAATGCCAGTGGCTTGACTATTAGCGGAGCCATTGTTGATCCTACAATTTCTGGAGCTGCGTGGACATCCACTGCTCAGCTTTCAGCCATTGAATACAACACCACGGCGTCTGGCATTGTTGGCGGCGAAACCATTAGTACATTTTTTGCTGGCGCTCAAGATGGCCAAAACCTAGAGCTGCAGGAAG